ATCTTCAGCCTTTTCCGGCGTTCCCAGCTTCTGCCAGCCTTCCCATTCAGAAAGATCGCTGCCGTCCGTTGGCAAAACAACTTTGTCGGCGCCCACCTGTTTTTCCAGGTTGACGTAAGATTTTAGAACGTCATCGGCGCCTTTCCATCCTTTGGCTTCAATGACCTCATGGTAATCATCCAGACCTTGCGTCCAATCGGCTGCTACTTCTGGGTTGCCCGCATCTTCCGTAAGGATTGCGGACCCTTCAGTTTCATTCGGCATTAATATCTTCTCCTATGCTAAGTGATAAAAGTTTGTCTTCATCAATACAAAGGATCGATAAAATCCTTCGCACTATGTCCTGTGAGCCGTGCATATGCTGTAACTCACTGTTTTCCCGATGCCCGCTGATGGTTAGGATGCCGCTAGCCTTAATTAGGTCCAGCAGAATAGCCTTGCCTTGCGGGGTGTAGAGAAAAATTTCCTTATAAGCCTGGGCTAGTTCGGCCTGGGCCTTATGTTGTTCCGGCATACTTTTTTTTCCAAAAAGCTGTTGACTAATTTGTGGCTACTGCTAATATTTTTTTGGAACAAACTTTGAGCACGCTGCTTGTAGCGTATCAGATAGAAAAAGCTCCTTCGGGAGTTTTTTTTATTGTTGACCCATTTCCGCTATCTGGGCGACTTTCAGACCGGCATCGGCCAGTTGCGGTGCAGAGTTCATAGCCGTCTGGGCCATTTCCGCTTGCTGGCGCTGGCCGCGCATTTCGGCAACTTCTTCTTCATCGCGGAGAATACGTTGCGGCGCCCCGTTAATCTCAGCCAGAGAGCGCGTGATCTCATCAGTGTTAAAGTTGTCCATGACCGATGGGTCAACGGCGGCGATGGCCTGGACACTCTCAAGAGTACGCAAGATGCCGATACCCTCTGGTGCCCGCATGGCTTGTGTTAATGGCGAAACATACTCAACCTCGTATTCGCCCGCCGCTTCCTCAAGAATAGGTGGCGGTGGAGGAATAACGCCCTGTTCGGCAAGAACGGCAAATTCACGCTCAATCAATGGCCCCAACGCTTCCGACTGCTGTCGGCCCACCGTAGGCGCTAACAGGGCGCCTTTTTCCTGGGCACGTTGCAAAACTTCCGTTGCCGTCATTTGTGGGCTTTCTACAAGGATTTGAAATAAAGTTACAAGAAAGCTGTCGTTAATCATCTTTCGGCGTTGTTCCATCATTTCAAAACCGATGTCTACACGGGCGCCGGTATAAAGAGGTTGAATAGGCGGTTGGGACCGCCCATCCATCCTTGCAAACGTCGCCGCTCCAGGCTTGGCGTTCACAGGGAGAATGACGCCGTCGTCTGCAATAATGAGAGGGGGATCGACGGCCTTCTGCCCAGCGCGGATAACCGTCTTTGACATTTCGTTAATCATCTTAATGTCCGGCAAGATCGTCATGGCAGGAGATCGTCCGTAGACCTCACGCGGGCCGGTTACATAGCGGCTGACAATATAGGGCATATCGTCAAAGCCGCCTTCCTCTATAAGCTGCTGTTCCTTGACTTCATAGTATCCCGAAAACCACGGGCGGTTACGCCGGTCCCGTGCAGACATGTCGCGGTCAGTGCGCGGGCAAACAAGATGCATCAATTCAATTTTGTCATCAGGTTTGTCTTCTGCCATTTTGCGAAGATTGTCGGACAAGTCACCGTCTTCAAACATTCTAAGGGCTTGCCGTGCCGTTACCTGAAACTTGCGGAACACCGTATCAACGCGGCCCATTTCGTTTTCGGCAATATACAGATCGGACAAATGGACTTGCCGGTACATCAGGCCACCATCGGGATGCTCATCAACAAAGAGAGCGCCCGTTCCAAAAGCACCAAGGGCCATGTAGCCCTCATGCATTTCCTTGGAAAAACTGGCTTTTGGAGAATAGCGGTAGCCAAACATGATGCTTGTGACCTGGTCAAACCAAAGCCGGACATCATGGTCACGATTAAGAGAAGGATCAGTAGACCGCAACTGGTGCCAGCGGGAACCGCGAGGGGTCAACAAACTTTCAATGGCAGAGGCAAAACGCTCACAGGCGAGTGCAGCCGTGGCGTCATATAATTTTGATGTGCGTTTATCGCCCGCTGTCAACTCACCCGTGAATATGCGCGAACGCGGCAGAACACGTTCGGCTATCTCTTCCCAATGCCCTTCCCATACGGATCGGTCATTCTTGAGGCGGGCATAGCGGGTAAAAACTTCTTTTGTATCAGGAGCAGCCATCAGACCTCCAAAAGCGTATTCTTGCGGATTGCCGCCACATCAGTGTTGCGCGGCGCTCCCATTAATGTTGTCTGCACACCGTTACGCGGAGCGGACCCGCCACCGTAATTGGCCGTGGCATTTCGCTGCGCTTTATCCAGCCGCGCACCCATAGACGATGCGGGCAGCTTCTTGCCGCCTGATTGCCGGTACATACCAGGGACGCACAAACTATTTCCCCTTGGGCTTCGGCTTCTTTGGTGGCCGTCCGCGTTTGGACCCATATGTTCCCTTGCCTTTAGGCATAGCGCACTCCTATTTCTTTTTTGCTTTGGATTTGGGAAACCCAGCTTTCATGTTGCTGTAGGCTTTTGATGAAATTGTTGACTTGCTCTTAGGCCGTGAAGTTCCCGCCGCACGGCGCTTGTTAATATTGGCATACAAGCCAGGTTTCTTGGCCATATCAGCCCCCTAATAAACTTTTGCCGCTGCCGGACCCCAGCAAGCCGCCATGTGAACGCAATCCAAGAGTACGAAGGCCGCCAAGGATTAACCCTCCTGGTGCGGCAAGTTGGACTGCCGCCAACCCTTTTTCTTGCGGCGAAGCCATTTTGGATGCGGGATTTAAAGCGATGTCCGCTGCTTCCAATGTTGATAATCCGCTGTGACCAAGGTCACTGACAGAGCCGACATTGCGCGTATTGGAAAACGTATCGACTTCTGTTTGACGCTCAACAGTATTGCTGTCGTTGCTATTTGATCCAGCGCACATATCAGCTTCCTAACAATGTCTTTTTGCCAATATTGGCTTCAGTTGTATCGCCCATTGATCCCGTTAGGATCGTGGATTTCCGGCCTTTCATAGCCAGCCGACGACGCCGTAATGCAGACGCTTCCTCGTTGACACGGGGATCATCCCGCGTAGGCGGGGCTATCGGCGTCGGCGGGGGTGGCGGCGCGGGCATTCTGGGCACCGATGGTCCAATGCACATCATCACTCTCCAATCTTGTTCGAGTCCAGCTATAACAGTGATAGGGCACTCTGTTCTGCCCGTAATCCTCAACGGTGGCTTCGCGGACGGCGCCTAGCAGTTCCAGCCAACGATGGGCCACATGATGGTTGTCATGGCTCCAGCATTCCGCTCTCACGCATCCCGCGCTCATCAGGATTGGCATTACCGTCCTGTTGATGTGGCGGGTTACGCTGAGTGCCACTTTCGGCCACCTGTCCGTTGCGAACATCCAGACGCTGGCCACCCGTGGCCTGACTTCCGATGCTCCCCAGGTAGCGACAGGGACCGCCCCACAACGCGCAACAAACTTCAAGCCGTTTCCAGCTACAGTTGCCACTGCCAGCGTTTCCGGCGTCCTTGCATTCGTCACGGGCCATATTTCTTCCGCATCCAGTTCACGCATATTCCGCGCAATCTCAACAACATCAGGATAGCGGGCATCGATAATATTAACCGAACTCATTATAATCACTGATTATAACGGGCTGGCCCCCAGGCTGGCGCCCTGTTTGTGCCATCATGGCGTAATCACTTGCATCGCCGTCGCGTAATCCTATAGCCGCATAGCGCATGGCGTCGGCAGAATGGGAACTCGAATCGTGGTTGGGTTTTTCCCGCCACGTCTGGTTTTTATCATTCCACTGCCTGTGGTAATGCCGCAAATACTTCAGCCCCAACGCGCAGTTTTGGCGGTCAAAATGAAGGGTAGGGAGCAAGGCCCTTACCGCTTCGATCCCGTCTTGAAGAGATAACTTGGCGACAATGGTCGGGCGTACCCCAAGGCCCTGGAGCATTTCGTAACGACTGCTGCCACTGCCCAACTCACGCACAAGCACATCATGAGGAAAATAATGATCACCATAGACATAAGGTTGAGCGCGAAGGTGGCCAATGTAGTGATGCAATCCTTCGCCGCTGCTTTCATAATAATCAATAATCCTGTGTCCAACTTCCCCGCGTATGGACTGCCCGAACCATATGGCCGTACTGTCCCGCATTCCCAGATCAAAAGCGGTCCAGACGGGCGCGTTCGGCTCCCAGGGAACCGATCCGATCTGGCTCTGCAATTCCATTCTGTCCAGTGTCTTGGCGTAGTAGGCGCCCACAAGGGCTGCTGACCAGGAACATTCAAATTCCTGTTCAAACTGGCTCTCATCCATCGTATCCCGTGCGGCCTTCAGTTCTTTCTCAGGAATAATCTCTGTCTGGCTGGCAGGGAAGCGCATGGCAAACCACTCGTTATCGCCGTCTTCCATATTGCGAATGGCCGTATCGTAGATCGTTCTAAATTGGTTGTCGCCTCTGGGTGTCCCGATCCACAAACATTTGCCGGTGCCAAAATCAGAAAGCGCGGGTCTTACAATCTCAGGAAACAGCCGCGCATTCATGTCCGCATATTCATCCAATACGGCAGCATCAAGGCGTAACCCCCTAAGAGCATCGGGATTTTCCGATCCCAGCAGCCATATCCGCTTGCCGTCAGGCAGATCGCATCTTAGTTCGGCCTCGTTAAACTTAACCCCTGGTATAACCCCCGCATATTCCCGCAACATAATCCAGGCTATCCGCTTTGCCGCCGAATATGTGGGCGCCACATAAGCCCCCTGGGCGTTCTTGCGGTCACAGGTAAGGATTTCACGCAATAACCAGTTGATGGCCATCACCGTCTTGCCAAAACGCCTGTGACACACCGCCACGTTGAACCGTCGGCATTGTTCATGAAACGTCTGCTGCAACGGCCTGGGCGTATAGGGGATGATTACTCTATTCGGCTGCGCCACTTGACCCACCATTAGGCAAGTAAACCTCTACATAACTTTTACATTCGGGGCATGACAGATTAGTGACTATCATAAAATCTTCGTTGTCCTCATCATCGTGATCCCCTCCCCAAATCAATGGGGTTTGGCAATGCCAGCAATTCATGCGTCACCTTGCAAAAACATCAGTAAGCACACTCTCCAGCCATCATGACTGGAAACCCTGTGCCGGTTCTCTGCCTGTGTATCCCACATCCATAACTCCCCAGGCTTCTGGTCCGGCACAAAATCATGAAACTGTAAAATCCCCCCCACC